ATGAAATTTATGGATGAAATTTATGGATGAAATTTATGGATGAAATTTATGGATGAAATTTATGGATGAAATTTATGGATGAAATTTATGGATGAAATTTATGGATGAAATTTATGGATGAAATTTATGGATGAAATTTATGGATGAAATTTATGGATGAAATTTATGGATGAAATTTATGGATGAAATTTAATTAAAAAGCATGGAATAGTGTTTGGTTGAAAAGTTTGTTTTTTTGTGTGTTAAAAAATGTGCTAGAATGAGATTTAGAGTCTTTTTCCTTTAATTCTTTTAAAAGAATAGAGTAATCGCCTAGTTACTATAACACTGGAAAATTTTGCCCGTAACTTGTTGATATACATCTAAATTATTAAACTTAATTAAAAACAAAATTTGCAGTTTAAAAGTTATATTTAAAAATCGCAGAGGGCAATATTGCCCCCTGGACATAAATTAATATAACTTTGTGTTTTAACCGTATTAATTATAATTTTTATTTATTATAAAACAACAAGTTGAGGTAAATTAAAAAGTTAATTGCGCCTTTTAAACCAAGATTTTTTCTGCTTTTAAAAGTTATATTTAAAAATCGCAGAGGGCAATATTGCCCCCTGGACATAAATTAATATAACTTTGTGTTTTAACCGCATTAATTATAATTTTTATTTATTATAAAACAACAAGTTAAGCAGTCAATCGCTCTTCTTAATTAAGGCTTTTTCTAGTCTTTTCACTTTACACTTAAAACGGAGATTTTCTCCGTTTTAAGTGGCACAGCTAGAGGGGTATTTTTAGTCGTGATTAGAAAATTCTGAGGTCTTTCATGAGGGAAATTGAATCATCATTATCCATGTCTCCGGGGTCACAATTATCTAAGTACAGAATTTCAACACTCATTCCAGTGTTGGCTAGGGACGCACCTAGATTATGGGCGGATTTATGGGCAGCAGGTTCCGGGTCAAACAAGATAAATGCTTGTTTCCAGTTCTTTTTTATCATATGGACTTGGGCGATTGTGTATGACGTTCCAAATGTTCCTACAGCACCCGGACCTAAACGCCAAACATCTGTTATACCTTCAACTATAACAACTCGTTCACTTTTGGCTAAATTTGCTCCATAAAGTGTATGTTTATGTGGATAGGCTTCCTCGACATTCTCACAGGCTTTGTATTTGAGTTTGTCTCTATTGGTTATGTCACGTCCTTGAAAGCTCACTAAAGTGTCTTGAAGGATGATAGGAGCGATTATACGGTGTTTGTACTCTCCAACTGGTCCCGTGCCTTTCAGGTCAAAAATTTTCTCCAGGTATTCTGGGTCGAAATTTCGAGATTCTAGGTAGGAGTCATGACGGGGGGTTAGGTTGGTTGTCCCCATAGGATACTCGACTTTTTTCTTAATTAATTTGGATTTTTGCTTTTTTACTTGTCGTATTTTTCCCCCAAAACTGTATTGCTCTATAAGGGCAAAAGTTTCTGGCCAGGAAATTGATAAAATAGTTTGGATGACACTGGGTATAGTCTTGCCCTTGCATCGCCAACAAGTCGCGTATATTCCGGGTAATTTAATGCCTAGATGAGTGCCTATGCTGGAAGCACAAAAGGGGCAACCAATTTGGACCCACCCTTTTCTGTTGTGCTTTGTTCCAGTTAAAGAATATGGTATGTTGAAGTCTTGCAGGAATTTAACAAAATTGACTTGATAATTCGCCATAGTTTCTCTCTTTGTATCGCTGTGCTATGGTGTATTTGTCTAGTATCGCGTATACTTCTGGGCCATAGTTTCCCTCTCTGCATCGCTGTGCTATGGTCCTTGATACCTAGTGGAAGGCATTCCCTCGGCCATAGTTTCCCTCTCTGCATCGCTGTGCTATGGTATGGGTGGCAGAAGGCATCCCAGTGGAAGTGCCATAGTTTCCCTCTCTGCATCGCTGTGCTATGGTCTGTCGACACTTTTCAGCGTCGACGGAATGGCCATAGTTTCCCTCTCTGCATCGCTGTGCTATGGTATGCTGGGAAATGCAGTACGTGCCTTCACTGCCATAGTTTCCCTCTCTGAATCGCTGTGCTATGGTTTGGATGACTTCTTTGTTTCTCTTGCTCCAGCCATAGTTTCCCTCTCTGCATCGCTGTGCTATGGTTATTGGATACGGCAATCATCTACCACCACCGCCATAGTTTCCCTCTCTGCATCGCTGTGCTATGGTGGATCGCTCTTATAGGGTTGAAAAAGAAGCAAAAATGATGGTTAGCTCAAAATAAAAGGAGCTAACCATCATTGTTTTTTGTTTCGTTTTTTGCCTATTTTTCTTCATTTATAAGTGAAGGAGTTGTTTTGCTTTATGGGCAATTATCGTCATGTTGTCTTTCTCCTGAGAATCGGGTGTTTTTAATTGCATAAATTGGATTATGGACTTTCGTATTTGAAATTCCCAAGATAACAGAGGATTATGGAAGTTGTTGTTTGTTTTTAAATGATCACCGCTTTTGTTGATTATTCGTCTTTCAATAGATGGTTTCCCATTCTTTTCATGTAAAACAAAGTAGATGATTATATAGCTTTCTTCTTCATTGAAAGCGGTGATTGATATTGTGGGGGCATGAGTTGAATCAAATCCGCATTGAAAAGTGTACTTCATTTTTAAATTCCACAAAAGCAGTCAAAAACAAATCAATCTTTACTAGGCAAATCAATAGCTAATGATTCCATCCAATATTTATTCCCATTGCTCATGCGTACATATACATAATCATTATTGTTATATGTTTTAGTTTTTATTGGTCCTGATACGTGTGTGTGTCGTTTTACCACAAAACATGATTTTGGCTTATTATACATATAATTCTTTTTTTTCATATTATCTGAGAATTTTTTCCAATGACTAAAAGAAGGACATGCGGACCCTGCCTGTTGTACCCGCATTATCTGCTCTCCATGATGTACTTGAGGGGTCTTTTCTTCTGGAGATGGTTTAGGTTTAATATATGTGCTTATGTGTGTATATGTTAGGTCATGTGGTATTGTGCAATCAAGACCAATTGTTGATGATTGGTTAAACATATTGTGTGTAACAATATCAATGTTTGTTCTTAAATAATAATTCATTTCATCTTGATATTCGTAGATAATATACCAATTATTTACAGATTTGTGTGTGTAATTTTTTTTTGCCTCTTTTTTGCATGTTTCGTGTGCTTGTAAGTTTAGACTTTTTATATTAGCAGTTGCATTTATTGGTACAAGAAAAACCAACATAAATATTATAAAAAAATATGATTTTTGGTTCATGGTTTCACCCCTATTTAAAATTGTGTTTCATTTTTTATTTTTTTGAGAGCAGTCAAAAACAAACCAATCACTATTAGGTAATTGGTATGCCATAGATGCGTGGTGATGGCACTTATCTATATTATTTGAATGTATATTGATGTGTGCTATATTAAATCCTCGGACAAAGCTGAGTCTTTGTTCATAATCGGTTTTGTTGAAGTCTTCATTGGTAATTATATTTGGTCGTAATATTGACTCATTGTTATTGTTTGCGGAATTAAGTATGTTTTTTATTAATTGGTATTCAGTAGTCATGGTTTTTTTGGCCATTTTGTTTTCTTTTGTATTTTTTAATTAAGGCAGAAAGTAGAAGATTTTTGGAAACTTCTTTTCCATCAATCACCATAGACATGCGTTCATTCTTTAAAGAAATTATTTTTGCAATATGCTCCTCAATGGTATCTTTTGCGATCAAGTACCAATTTGTTGTTCCGTGGAGATCACCAGCCCGACCGAATGCCCGACCTTCTGCTTGTTTGTGATCTTTCATACTCCACCAAAGTTCGGTGAACACGGTGTGATTTGCAGCGGTCAATGTCCCACTTTCCTTTGCCGCCCTAGACCCGATAAATAGCCGTGTGGATAGGTCTGGTACATATGCGCTGCAAGCGGCCTTGTTCCTTCCATGAAATTCCTTTTTAACCCCGCAATTGTCGCACCGTTGAAACTGGTATACGGCCTCTTGGCGTTTACTAGCGGAAGAGATCGAACCGTCCACCCGTACAGAGATATTGGGAAAAGCGTTGTAAATGGAATCAATTGTGAATTTATGTTCCCCGAAGATTATTAGCTTATCCTCGGTTATGAGCATATTTTTTATCCATTCGATCATAGCTGGGAGTTTGGATTTGACGGCACTTTGCTTCATTTTCTCAAAAGCGTGTAGGCTGATATCGGTTGTTTCTAGCTCTTTTCCACCTTCAAGCAAAACAGGGATTCTAATTCGTTCTGGTAGTTGTGGGAAAACTTGCTCTATTGTACGGCGTATCATAAAGGTGGAGGTTAGAATTTTGTGTAGTTCTTTGGTATTTGTGGCCCCTTTGTATTCCCATTTTCCATGTTTGTGTTTTGGGTCACAAAATTTATGTCCATATTTGTAAAAGCTAGGAAAAATTGTACTGTCAATTATGTTCAAAGGGACAAATAAATCAATGGGTCTGTTTTTCCCAGGGGTCGCGGACATGAGGATCACATGGGGAATGTCAGCCACTAGAGTTTTTACGGCTAATGTTCTGAGGGAATTTGGATTTGAAATATAATGGGATTCGTCGATCAAACACACGTCCCAATTTTCTTCGTACAGGTCAACCCTTATGTCCGTTCTTGTTTTATCTAAAAGAACATCGTAATTACAAATCACCCACTTTTCTATTATTTTTACAGGGGAAAATCCTTGAATCACTTGGATAGATGAGTCTTTGATCCAGTATATAATCTCATCTTCCCAATTATATTTGGCAAAAGCAGGACAGAAAATTAAAATTTTCTTCTTTTTTTTCCAGTGACACCACGCAATAGTCTCAACGGTTTTCCCAAGCCCAGGATCATCGGCAAGAAGACACCGGCCATTGAAGTGTTCAATTTTACGGATTCCTTCTATTTGATATTTTTTTAACTCACTGGTTAGTTGCATTATTCACAAAGGCCGTAAATTGATGAGCATGTGGAATCTTTATCTCTTGGAAAAGACAGTATGTTTTTAGTTGTAATAATTTTCATTAAGATGCAATAATATTATATTTATATATGTTATCGGAGTTTAATTTTTTTGTTTTCCTTTTTGGTGTGGGTGGTTTACATGATGGTTTAGGAGGTGAGGTGTTAGATGCTTTTTTGCTCATCAAATTATTCTCTTATGATTTTAGATTGATGTGGATAAATCCATTATTGAGTAGGCATTTTTGACTTGTTTCTTTTTCGTCTTGTTTTTTAATCGTCCATCCTTTTTTAGTATCACATGGGATTTTTTGTTCAGCAAAGTCAATAACGTGCTGGTAATTCCAGTCATTTGGCACGCATACTTGCATAGAAAGTCCTACTCTTTGCAGTACTTCGGGCTTGGCTTTGTTTGTGTTTTTCATGAAATGGTTACATTTTTCTCTTGGTTTCTTTTCTTTATTTTGAAATGAAGAAGACCATGATTGGTGGTTTTTATATGGAGTTGCAGTGTATCGGTAACAGTGTTTTTTGTCAGTGCAAAATTCGTCCTGACACATGGTGATATCTGGCATTTTATTCCTCCTAATTATTGTCTAATGGCATGTTGTTCTGGGGTTCTGTTGGAATACGCGTATTTTTATTTTTTCAGTAAGCAATTGAATTGCTCGTGCAATGGCTTCTTCCTTGGTTTTAGATTTGACGTGGACTTGCGCCTTGCATTTTCCAAATTCAAAATGAACTTTGTATATATTTTTCATTTTATTTGTCTGTGTTTTCACAAAAAGATATAAAATCAAGTAAAGCGGAGATATTGCTCTTGTTGTCTTTATATTCACTTACTCCAGGTACAAGTAATTTTGAGCTTTGATAGGCGTGACGGGCCTTAACACTCATTAAGTGTTTAACTTCTTTCTCTTCACCTTCTATGATGAGTAAAGCCCCTTTATACAGATAGGTGTCGAAGAAGATTATGCCTTCTTGGAAACATTGGGCTTTTGTTGTGCGTATTGGGCTTTCTATGTATTTATTTCCACATGTATTGCATTTTGGTTGGGGGGTTGTTTTTGGTTGGCAGCATTTTTCGGCTTTTTCATATCCTTTTTTGTATGCTGATGTGTACATTGCTTTGCATATTCCACATACCCAGACCGTGGGCATTCTTGTTGTGCTATCTATTAGAATTTGGACATTCATATTTAGTGGATTCCTTATTAAATACTGTTATATTTAGGTGAGTAACGCCATAAAGTATTTTATCTTGCATTTTAGAAAATTTGGTATGTCATAGATGCTCTTTAATTAAAAGACGCATTGACTTTTGCGGAATCCACAGCCATTTCTGCATCAATTTCCAGATACCCAAGTTTCATAATTTGTTTTATAACCATGCCTTTGGGGAGTTTATCTGTGATCATTTTTTCGCAGATGGGTGGGATATCTTCGTCATCTATCCAGCAGAGTTTGCCATGGCAACATAAACTTTTAATTGCTTTTTCTGTCTTGATGGTTTTGTTCCCATTTGAGAAAGTTTTTGTTGATACCCAATGGTCATATTTGACTGAATCACATAAGTTTCCACATGTTGGACAAATCATAGGTATTCTCCAGGGTGTTTATCAATTTAATTATTGGGCTTTACTTAGTAATTTATTGTACGAGCGTGTGTAGAATAAATCACCAAGGGTTTCGTAATCTTTTTTATATCTGATAATTTTTCCAGTGTTACGGCAGTTTTCACATGAATTTATATCTGATTTTTTATGCTCGGGGATATTGTTAGATTCTTTGCATTTTGGGCATTCTGGCCAGTTGGATAGGGCGTTGTTTTTTGGAATTATTTGAAAAGTGTCCACGCTATTTTTGGACACGGGTATATTTATACCACTAATACAATCCATTTTAATTTGTTTGCATGGTATGACCCCGTTCATATCCATTGTACAGTCGCATTTGTTGTCCGTGTTGAATAGCCCATCTAATTTATTTTTCTTCAAATAGTCCATAATTATTTTAAATGCATTCATTTTTTTGTTAACCTGTCTTTGATTGTGGTGTCATGGCGATTTAGTTGAGTTTTTGTGGTGTATTCGTAAGGAACTGCCCAACTATCCACGCAATCTGCACTCCAGCTGATTCTTAATATTTTTAATTTTTCAATGTTCCAGGATGTAAAGGTGATAGCGTTTTGCAATTTCGCGTATATTTTCTTTTACGTAAAGTCGCGCCCTCAGTTCATTGGGAAAGATTTTTTTTAAGGTAATCCAGTGCCAGGATTTTACTTCATTGGTGCTTGATTCAGGATTGAAAATTGTGAGAGCTATTTGCCATTTATTGTGTTTTTGGTATCGTGTGGGTGGTTGGATTTCCCCTACGGGGTTTTTGTTGATTTTGATAATAGTTGATGGCTCATTGGCACACACAGCTGCTAATCCTGTTTTTCGTGGAAGTTTCTTGAATGAGACCTTTAACGGTTTGGAGTAGTAGTCTAGCGGGAATTGTTCAAGTTTCATATTGATGTCCTTTGTGGTTTTTGATTTTGCCTCATTTCTTCAAAGTATAGTTTGTGAGGTTTGTAAAGTCAATTTATTTTAATTATTTTTCAACTGTTGCCTGTACCATCGGCGGATTTGGGGGGCCATGTTGATGTATTCGTGTTGTTTGCACAACCGGGCCTTTTCGTCCAGTTGTGTGTATTTTTCGTATATGAAAGAGGAGTAGTCCTCTTCCCATGTCCATAGGCTGTAATCTCGGGAGCTTTTGTCGTATTTTTTCCAGTCTTTGTAATTTTGCTGAGAGGCTTGGCGGAATAGATATCTGAATGCCAGGATATTGTCAGGAGTCCCTATACATGTGTAGTTGCAGTTGAAAGGTGTGTTATGAATTAGAAACACCACTCCGATAAATTCTGCGAGGGAGTTGTAAAATTTTTTTGTGTCAGGTGTGATTATTCCGTACATGTCCCCTGAAATTACAACATTTTTCACATTTAAAGTAGTATGGGAAAAGCAGAATTCTTCAATAAATGAATGTGTAAAATGATCATCTTTCCATGATTTTATAAAGTCATGAATTAGTTTTTTCTTGGGGATAAATTGTGTAGTTATTGGTGTATCAAAAAATTTTATTCTATCCATATGGTCTCTTTGTATTGTAAATTATGTTAATATTGTAAAGTAACTGTTGGGCAAAAACAAGGTTCCATAGTTCTATTTTTGTGTGTAAATGTTATTTAAAATCATAGCCTTATGGACAAGAGTTTTCTAAATGAATAAAAAAGCAAGTGTTCCTGCATCATATCGCAGGTGGAAGACAGCGGGTGATATGCGAATGGAGATTGAAGAATTTTACGAATCCTGTATAAATCGTGAGTGGATTCTTAATTATGATATAAATGGAGTTGCGTATAAAAAACAAAGATTAATGTGGGTGAAGAGATATACATTGGGTGCGTTAGCAGAACATTTAGGCATTCATTCTAATTTTTTGAGTGCTTCCCGTTTTTGGGGTGATGATTATGAGTCTGTATTTCTTAGTGCAAAGAAAAAATCTTTTTATCAGGGGATTATGGTTCGATGGACGCGGACTATTTGGCCTTTAGGAACTGAAACAAGAAAAACTTCGAGAGCAATTCAAAAACGTCTTTATGATACTGTAGAAGAATTCATAGAAATTGTTAATACATATTTCGATAGTTGCTTGTCTCGTAGATGGGAAATGAAGAAGGGGGCAAATGGTGAGGAGTATCGCCAAGAATTTGTCCAGCAAATTAAGCCGTATACCATGAGTGGTCTTTGTGTTTTTTTGGGGATTAGTCATGCATCTTTGTCTCGAATAAAAAAAAGGGGGCCTAAATTTGAGGAAGTGATTACATATGCTAGAATGAAGTGCGAGGCTTATGCGGAGGAATTCTTATTTTCGGGGAAATCTGCACAGGGGTCTATGTTTGTTTTAAAAAATCGTTATGGTTGGCATGACACTAGAAGAGAGGAAATTTCTGGTATTGATGGTCAAGAAATTAATATAAGTGTGAATGATGAGAAAGCACAGCAAGCCAGGAATACCCTTTTGTTATTGACCGCCAAAAAAAATGATATATGAAACACGTACATCAGGGCCGTGTTGTGTATTGTCAGGGATTGATAAGGGTGCAATGTATTTCGTGTAATTTAACAACAGTATACGTATCTTGTTGGACTAATGCATGGAAATTATGGGAAAAATTAATATGAACGAAAAAATGAATATTGTGAAAAATGAAATTAATTGATTTTTGGAAGATACAAAGAAACCAACAGGGGGAAATGTGCGAGGTTCACCCATTTCATGAATTAATTGCTGACTACTTGACAAAGTTGGTGCTTGGGACTTTAGACAAAACTAATTTAATGATTTTAATGCCTCCTCGGTGTGCTAAAACTGATTTGGGGGTTAAGGCATTTGTCCCTTGGGCTTTGAGTTGGTTTCCTGATTCTGAATTTATAATTACTTCATATGGTAGCGAACTTTCCACTGATAGTGCAGTTAAAATTAGAGCTACATTAGGAAGTGATTGGTACAGGAGTATGATTGGTTCTGATTGGGGTGCTGAGGTGTTGATGGTTGGAGAAAAAGCAGGTGGCCAAAAGTCTCATTTTTATACAAAAGAAAAGGGGAGTGTGAAAGCGGTTGGTGTGGGTGGTGGAATTACTGGGTGGGGAGCAGGGAGACTTAGAGAGGAATTTGGTGGTTGTGTAATTATTGATGATCCATTGAAAGCACAAGACAAGGACTCCGCTGCTGAAAGGAAAAAATGTATTGAGTGGTATCATGGAACTCTTGATTCCAGGAAAAACAGGAAAGAATCCCCCATAACACCCACTTTATTAATTATGCAACGCCTTCATCCTCAAGATTTAGCTGGCCACCTTCTCCAAACAGAAAGGGACAAATGGGAAGTTTTGCAAATTCCTGCCCACGATAATGAAAAAAATACGATATGGCCTGGACGAATTAGTTACCAGGAATTGATGGAAATGAAGGAAACCAATCCATATTTGTATTATTCCCAATATATGCAAGTTCCCAGTGATGCATCGTTTAGTTTGATGCAGGAAAAATGGTTTCGGTATTGGAATGATTTGGACACCGTGGAAAAGCGACTGACGTTGAAATATATCACTGGTGATACGGCATTTAAAGCAAAGGATACGGCGGATTGGTCGGTTTTTCAGTGTTGGGGTGTGGACAATACTCGTAGTATAATTTTACTCGATCAAGTTAGAGGGAAATGGGAATTTCCAGAATTATTAAGACAGGCAAAGGCTTTTTGGTTCAAGCATCATAATGTATCTAGGGGGATTACGAGAGCATCTGAATTCTGGATTGAGGATAAAGCGTCAGGAATAAGTCTGATACAAACGCTTAGGAAAGATGGTACACCCGTCAGGCCTTGGGAGCCAAATTTGGAGAAAACCAGTGGTGATAAGGCGGCTCGTGTGAATCAATGTGCTGTGCCAATGGCCGCTGGGAGAGTGGAGTTGCCCAATTCAAAAATGCCTGGATACCGATGGGTAGATCATTTGGTGAATGAATGTACGGGATTCACAGCAGATGATAGTCATCTATATGATGATCAAGTGGATGCTATGACATGTGCCATATTGGTTTGGATGGAAAGGGGGGGAGGCACGGGGCCGGTTCCTATAAAATAGGTATATAATGCTAAATACTGTCAATTCCGTACAAGTCACGCCTGCACCTATTACATATATCATTAACAATTTAACATAAGTATGGATGTTCGGCTATTTCCTCAAAACGCTCTATAAAGTTTGAATAATATTTGTAGGCTTGTGTTTCGCCATACTCACGTACAAAAAATGGTAAAGAATTTGATAGTCATGTCGATAAGCAATACAGGGTTTGGCGAACGGTAAATGTGGGTGCAACTCCATATTTTATAATGTTTTTTAAGAACCTGTTTGAATCGTTATGAACACAGGGGTATATCCCTTTGAATGGCGTAAACCTTTAAAATTAGGGAAAATTAATGAAAGTTTTAGTGGCCTGGGCAGGCCAGAATTAAAGAACAGCTCACCTCCAAACCAGGGAATGGTACTTTATATTAAAGCGGAATATGGATTTTCGCATAAATCGGAGAATGAACCAATGGCTCTTTCAATTAATACTAATGTCGCTTCATTAAACGCAACCCGGAATCTGACAAAATCTACGTCCAATATGAGCAAGACTTTTGAACGACTTTCATCCGGTTTGCGTATCAATAGCGCAAGTGATGATACAGCGGGACTATCAATATCCACAAGAATGACCTCACAGATTAGAGGCATGAACATGGCTATGCGTAATACCAATGATGCTATATCATTGACGCAGGTAGCAGAGGGTGCTTTGAATGAAACCACAAATGCCCTGCAACGTATGCGTGAGTTGGCCATTCAATCCAATAATGCAACCATGACCGGAAGTGATCGTGATGATATACAAAGAGAAGTTGCCCAGTTGATGGATGAGATCGAGCGAATTGCTGATACAACTGAGTTTAATGGTCAAAGTCTGTTGAGTGGTGGTTTCGTAGGTAAGAAGATGCAGGTTGGTGCTGAAGTAGGTCAGATGATTGATGTATCTATTGGTGATGCCCGTGTTTCCGCCCTTGGTCTTACTTCAACTACAGGAATTAAAATAAGTATTGGTGCTGGTGCTGGTTCTGCGGACAAGATTGGTTCTGCCATCAGTAAAATTGATGCTGCCCTGGATTCTGTCTCGGTAATCCGTTCTGAACTTGGTGCCTACCAAAACCGTTTTGAGTCGGTCATAGCCAATTTGAGTAATGTTGTGGAGAACACATATTCTGCACGATCACGTATTATGGATGCAGATATAGCAACTGAGACTGCTAAATTGACTAAGAATGCTATCATGCAGCAAGCAGGATCAGCAATGTTGGCTCAGGCCAATCAGCAGCCGAGGATTGCTTTACAGTTGCTTGGATAGAGTGTTGCTTCTAATCAGGAGGAAGGTTTAATTGGTATAGTTGAATTATATTAATTTTGTTAAGTGTTACGCAGTTGAATTCACAAGAAACATGTTTTCAATTGCGTAATTCCTAAGCATAAAAAATTTAAAATGTATTAGAACTGAGGTCTTTCATGTTTATATGCGAAAATCACTCAAAACACCGAATTTTCATTATCCAAAAATTCAATTCAATAAAGTTATTAAAGGATGTTTAATTGGATATGTGAGTAGTACTGTTGATTAGACACATTTTTAATTAAGTTTTTTGTTTTGGGCTTTGGTTTTTTTAGCTTTATAGTATACTCTTGATATTCGAGTAATTGTGAATATGCTTGCAATTTCTATAGCCTGAAAGATCACACCTAATGTTATCAGAACTGCAATTATTATAGCTGTTTTTTCCAACCCCAAT